CGACCAGCTTCTCGTGCTCGCCGAACGCGCCGACACGCCCCAGCGCAGCATCGGGGCCGTGCAGCAGCTCCATGATGAGATCGAGACCGTCGCAGGCGAGGTCCGCGCGGTCGTACGCGGCCGTCGGTGATCGTGAACCGGGGCGGGCGGATGGCGCCCCTCCTGATCGGTGTTGCCACCCGGCAGGCACTTAGCACCACAGCGCGCCTGCAGGCGACGCTTCAGCGGCCGGGTAGCGACATCAGCTGCCCGGCCGCACCCGTCTCGACCACCCCGTAGGCGGTACCCCCCCCCATGCCTTGGGTCCTTCCCGGCGCGGTCCGTATGCGGGGGGCAATGGCGCACGATCGCGCTAGCTGCAGACTTTTTCGTCACTTCATCATCATGGCGGTGAAAACCCATGAATTTGGCGGGATACAGACCGACACTGACTGAAGTGGCGGCGCTGTTCGGCAAGTCGAGCCGCTGGATTTCTGATCTGCGCGCCAAAGGCGAGCTTCCTGAGGACGGCGCCACGCTCGGCGAATTCGTTGCTGCCTGGACCAGCCACCATGCCGTCGTCGGCAAAGGCAAGGCGATCGACCAGCACAAGGCGCGGCTCGCGGCCGAGAAGGCCGACGAAGCGGCCATGAAAAATGCGGAGAAGCGGCGCGAGCTACTCCCGCGCGTGGAGGTCAACCTCGCTGTCCAGGGCGCGTTCGCCCGGGTGCGCGCCAAACTGCTCTCCCTGCCGAGCAAATGCGCCCCCGCGATCTCGGCGATGAAGTCGCCCGTCGCGATCCAGGCGAAGCTGACGGAGCTCGTGCATGAAGCGCTTGCAGAGCTCGCGAGCACCGTCGTCGGAGCCCAGCCGGTCGGCGACGGTAGCGATCCACCTGGTGACCAGCCCGGACGTGGCGGCAGCGGCGATGGATTGGTGGCCGGTGTTTGCGCCGCCGCCTCGGCTGACGGTGAGCCAGTGGGCGGACGATCCGAAGGACGGGCGAAGGCTAAGCCCGGAGGCGAGCGCCGAGCCCGGTCAGTGGGACACCAGCCGGGCTGAGTTCCAGCGCGGCATCATGGATGCGGTCAGCGACCCGCTGATCGAAGAAACTGTGGTCATGAAGTCCGCCCAGGTCGGGTGGACGGAGATCATCAACAACATCGCCGGCTACTTCATCGCGCAGGATCCCTGCCCGATCATGGTGATCCAGCCCACGTTGGAAATGGCCGAAGGCTGGTCGACGGATCGTCTCGCACCGATGGTGCGCGACACGCCGTCGCTGAAGGCAAAGATCGCAGACGCCAAGTCGCGGGACAGCGGCAACAAGCTGCTGCAGAAGCGGTTCCCGGGCGGCCAGCTGGTCATCGTCGGTGCGAACAGCCCGTCGTCGCTAGCGTCGCGACCGATCCGCGTCGTGCTCGCTGACGAGGTCGACCGTTACCCGGCCTCGGCCGGCGTCGAAGGCGACCCGCTGACACTGGCGTACAAGCGGACGAACAACTTCTGGAACCGGCGCAAGCTCGCCGGATCGACGCCCACCATCGCCGGCGCCAGCCGCATCGAGGCGAAGTTCGAGGAGTCGGACAAGAGGTTCTTCTTCGTGCCGTGCCACTCGTGCGGCGAGCACCAGGTGCTGAAGTGGGATCAGGTCCGCTGGGACAAGACCAAGGAGGGCGTCCACCGGCCCGAGACGGCGCACTACGTCTGCGAGCACAACGGCTGCATCTGGGATGACGCGGACCGCTGGGGTGCAGTGCTGAAGGGCGAGTGGCGGGCAACCGCGCCGTTCACCGGGATCGCCGGCTTCCACATCTGGGAAGCCTATTCCTCCTGGGTAAAGCTGCAGGCGACCGTGACCGCCTTCCTGGAAGCCAGGAAGACGCCCGACACCTACAAAGTTTGGACCAACACCGCGCTCGGGCTGACGTGGGTCGAGAAGGGCGAGGCCCCCGATTGGCAGCGGCTCTATGAGCGGCGATCACAGGAGCTGCGCTTGGGCGAGGTTCCGGAGTGGATCGCGCGGATCACCGTCGGCGCTGACGTCCAGCGCAACCGCGTCGAGGCGAGCGTCTGGGGGTGGGGCGAGGGGATGCGCTCCGTCCTGATCGAACATCGGGTCTTCATGGGCGACCCAGCTCAGGAAGACGTGTGGAAGGAGATGGACGCATTCCTCGCCGAGGAGTGGGAAAAGCCTTCCGGGCGCCGGCTGCGCATTGCGAAGCTCGCGATCGACACCGGCGATGGTCATTCGACCACCCACGTCTACAACTGGGCGCGTAAGCATCCCCGCGAAGTGATGGCGATCAAGGGGATCGGAAGCTTCAATGCCTCCGTCCCGGTGATGGGGCCCACTTGGGTCGACGTCACCGTCCGGGGCCGCAAGGTGCAGCGTGGCGTCCAACTCTGGACGATCGCCGTCTCGCTGTTCAAGTCCGAGACCTACGCGTGGCTGCGGCTTGACCAGCCGCTCGACGATCAGCCGTTCCCGCCCGGGTACATCCACCTGCCGATGGGCACGGACGCGGAGTGGCTGCAGCAGCTCGTCGCCGAGCAGCTGATCACGACCAAGAACAAGCGGACCGGGTTCACGCGCCAGGAGTGGCAGAAGACTCGGGATCGCAACGAGGCGATCGACTGCCGGGTGTATGCCCGCGCCGCAGCCTACGCGCTCGGCCTCGACCGATGGTCGGCCGTCAAGTGGGCGAAGGCGATCGGAGCCAAGATCCGCGCGCCGGTACCTGAGCCGGCTTCGGACGACACCGCTCAGGTACCTGGCGCCGCGCCCGCGCAGCCGAAGGCACGAGCGCCGCCCGCGCCGAAACCGAAGCCGACCAAGATCAACCCGCTGACCGGGAAACCGCGCGGCAGCCACTTCGGGAGACGCTGATGGCCTTCACTCCCGACCACCTCACGGCAATACGCGAGGCGATCGCCGGCGGCGTCCTCAGCTTCAGGTACCCAGACGGACGCCAGGTCACGTATCAGTCGCTCGACGACCTGCTGAAGGCTGAGCAGCGGATCTCAGACGCGATCGCCGGCAGCTCGCCTGGTGCTCCGCGTCGCCGGCGCCGGACGCCTGGCTACAGGAACGGATGCTGATGGCCGGCTTGCTCTCCCGCGCCATCGTCCGCATCGCGCCGAATTGGGCAGCGTCGCGTGCCGAGGCGCGTGTCCGCTGGGAGAAGGCAGAGACGCGCAGCGCGGCGCTGCAGAGCGTCCGGACCCAGTATGACGGCGCCACCCATTCCCGTCGCTCGCAGGGATGGCGACGGAACGGCAAGGACGCGAATTACGAGCTGATGGGGTCGGCCCAGGTTCTCGCGCAGACCGCGCGGGACATGGTCCGCAACAATCCGTACGCCGAGCGAGCCGTGTCCGCGATCGCAACCGACCTAGTCGGTGCCGGCATCACCTTCCAGGTGCTGCGCAACGGGGAGCCCGACGAGGAGCTGACAAGGCTCGCCAAGACGCATTTCGAGTCGACCGCCTGCGATGCGGACGGCCGCAACAACCTTTACGGGCTGCAACTGCTAGCCGCGCGCACCGTGGTTGAGAGCGGGGCGGCGATCGCGCGGTACCGGCCCCGGTTTTCGCGCGATGGCCTGCCTCTGCCGTTCCAGATCCAGCTGCTCGAGCCGGACTACCTCGATCACCATCGAAATGGTCTGTTCGAGAAGGGGACCTATGTCTCGGGCATCCAGTTCGACCAGCTCGGCAACCGGCAGTCCTACTGGCTATACCCGCAGCATCCGGGCGCGATTGCACAGCGCAACATGATCGCGAGCCCGATCCCCGCCGGCGACGTCCTCCACGTCTTTCGGCAAGATCGGCCCGGGCAGCAGCACGGCGCCAGCTGGTTCGCACCCGTCGTGCTCTCGATGCGCGAATTCGCGGAGTACCAAGACGGGCAGCTGCTTCGCCAGAAGATCGCCGGCAGCTGGGCCGTCTTCCGGATCGGGGCCGAGGGCGTGGACGGCGACGTCGACGAGGACGCCGAGCGCTCCGACTATGTCGAGCCCGGCACGATCGAGGATTTGCCCTACGGCTCGCAAATCCAGTTCGCGAACCCGCCAGGGGTCGACGGCTACGTTGACTTCGCCAAGATCTCGGTCCGCACCTTCGCGACCGGCATGAACCTGCCCTACGACATCTTCGGCGATCTCGAGGGCGTCAACTTCTCGTCAGGGCGGATCGGCCGGATCCAGTACAACCGCCAGCTCGATAGCTGGACGTGGAACATGCTGATCCCACAGTTCTGCGAGCCGGCCGGAGCCTGGTTCTTCCGTGCCGCCCAGCTGCTCGGCAAGAATGTCGATGGCTGCAAGATGGCGTGGACCCCTCCAGCCCGACCGATGCTCGACATCGCTACCGAAGGACCGGCGATCCGCGACCTGGTGCGCGCCGGCCTGATGGATCCCGAGGCGGCCATTCGCGAGCGCGGCGAGGACCCGGATACAGTCATCGCGGCCTGGGCCCGGTGGGCATCATCGCTCGCCTGCAGCTGAAGGCAGACCAGTTCAGCAGCGAAAGCGGCCGAGCCTTCGCCGAAATGGCAACTCGGGCGCAAGCCGCGTCGCAGAACGTCCGCCAGAGCTTCGGATCGTCGTTCGCCGAGGTGAAGAAGCTGGCGGAGCAGGCGCTGACGCTTCCGCGTACCGCAACCGGGTCGCTCGACCTCTCCGGCGAGATTGCCTCCCTGCGTCAGGCGGCATTCGCGGCGGACACGCATGCGGCTGCCTCGCGCGAACTCGGGGCGGCCATGTTGACCGCGGCCGGCAGTGCGCGCACGGTCAGCGACAGCATGCGGCTTGAGGCAGATGCGGCCATGGTCGCTGCTCGCGCCTCCGAAGCTGATGCAAGCGCCATTCGCCAGAGGATTGTCGCGCTAGAAGAGGTCCAGCGGGAGCTCAACAAGACGGCCAGCGTGACCGGCACGTTCAGCCGAGCCGCAAACGACAACACGGTTGCGACCGCGCAGCAGCGTCAGTCAATGATGATGCTGGGGCAGCAGACCCAGGACTTTGCCGTCCAGGTCATGTCGGGCCAGAGCGTCACGACCGCGTTCGCACAGCAGATCGGCCAAGCAGGGTTCGCCCTGCAGGGGTTCGGCGGCAAGCTGGGCGCGGTCGGAGCGTTCCTAGGCACAGGCTGGGGCGCCGCGGTGCTTGTAGGCCTGACAGTGCTTACGCCGCTCGTCGGCAAGATCCTCGAGGGCAACGACGCCCTGGATCAGTCACTCGACAAGCTGAAGAAGGAAGCCAAAGAGTCGGAGGCTACGGCACGTGCGCAGGACATCTTCGCGCGATCGGCTGAAGGCGTCGCCCAGGCTATCCGGGAGCAGACGAAGGCGCTCGACGAGAGCGATAAGGCTTTGCGGAGCCGCGCCGAGCAGGCGAACATTGACGCGAAAAACGAACTGCTGCGGGAGGTTGCCGTCCGCCGGAGCACGCTTGCCATGCTCGAGCAGGCGCGGGTGTTGGCAGAGAACGCGAAGGGCCAGAGCATCGCAGCAGGCGGGCCGGGCGGTGCCCAGTCGATCGTCGCCAATCAGTATGCTGCTGAAGTCGAACGGCTCGAGAGGGTCGCTGCTGAGCAGCAAGGAAAGATCCAAGAGGCGGAGCAGAATGTCCAGCGTTCGCGCGTAGACCTCGCGGTCGAAAACGCGAAGCGCGCCACCGACCCCATCGCGAAGCTGAATAAGTTGTACGATGATCGTATTGCGGCGATCGATAGGGAGACGACCGCGGCAATCCGCAACGGGGCGGTCGTCGGCGCGGCCACTCAGCGTAAGATCGATGCAATTGAGCGCGAGCGGCAGGCAGAGCTCAAAGCGGAGCGCGACAAGCAGGCAGCCGCAAGTCGCCGCCCAACACGCGATGGCGACACGGCCACGCCGACCGCTGTCGCCAAGATGCTGCACGGCGCACTGCCGGGCGTCCACGTGACCAGCATGACCGGCGGCAAGCACGTCGACAATAGCTATCACTACCGCGGCCAGGCAATCGACTTCGTCCCGAAAGGCGGGATGAACTCGATGACCAAGGAGGACGTGCGGCGTCTGTTCACCTCGCGCGGTATCAACATCGCCGAGTTGCTCGGCCCCGGCGACAAGGGCCATTCCGACCACTTCCACGTCGCCTGGACCAAGGGTAAGGCGGCGCTCGACGAGTATAGCGACGCGGCCAGACGCTCGGCAGCGGCGCAACGCGAGGCCGAGCAGGCGGAGCGTGAGCTCGCGCGATCACTCGATGCCGTGCTTGGAACGTTCGAACCGGCGACGTCTGCTGCGAGGAAGTACTTCGACGAGCTGGCGCAGATCGACAAGCTCGTCGCGAGGGGCAAGCTGACCTGGGAGCGCGGCGAGCAGCTGAAGCGTCAGCCTGTCGCCGATGCGAGCGCCGCCCGGACGCGCACGACGCTCGACACCATGTTCGACGCGGCCGAGGCCGACCTCCGCCAATTAGTCGAGCGAGGCGTGAACGCCCAGCGCCGGACCGTCGACTCCTGGATGACGGCTGCGGACACGTTCCGCTACGCCGCGAACAGTCTCGCCGACATGCTCGGCATTCGCGTCTCGGGTCCGCTGCGCGGCCTGCTCCAGCCCGGCGGCATCGAGGGCCAAGCGGGCGACACCGCCAAAGCACTGACCGACGGCCTGACCCGTATGGGCGTGAAGATCGACGACCCGTCGCTGCAGAAGCTGACCGACCGGCTCGGTACGGTCATCGGCAACGCCGCCTACGGTCAGATCGGCGGATCGGTGTTCGCCTCGATCACCGGCGGAAAGCAGTCGAAGCTCGGCAGCTCGCTAGGCGGCATCCTCGGCGGCGAAGCAGGCAAGGCGCTCGGCAGTACGATCGCGAGCTCGGTCGGCGGCATGCTGGGCAAGACGCTCGGCAGCGCGGCCGGACCGCTCGGCGCGATCGCGGGCGGTATCCTGGGCAGCGTCGTTGGCGGGCTGTTCAAGAAGACGGTCAAGGGTAGTGCGGGTATCTCGATCGACGGCAGCGGCAGCGTCGCCGCAGGCGCCGCAAGCGGCACGAACGCGGCCGTGCGCGGGCAGGCAGGAGCGCTGGCGGGCTCGGTCGCCTCGGGCCTCCAGTCGATCGCCGACCAGCTTGGCGCGCAGCTCACCGGCTCGTCGAACGTGCAGATCGGCATGTACAAGGACAAGCTACGGGTTAGCACGAACGGCACGCCGATTGGAGGGAAGGGCAGCATCGGCGCGCAGACCTTCACCGACGAGACCGCGGCGGTGAAGTACGCGATCGTCGCCGCGCTGCGCGACGGCGTGCTCTCCGGGATCAGCGCCGCCAGCCTGCAGATCCTCCGGTCCGGCCAGGATCTGGAACGCGCGATTACCAAAGCGATGCTCATCGAGTCGGTGCCCAAGGACCTGAAGGCAATGCTCGATCCGGTCGGCGCCGCGATCGACGAGCTCAACCGCAAGTTCAAGAAGACGATCGATGCCCTGAAGGAAGGCGGCGCCACCGCGGAGCAGCTGGCGCAGGCCGAGCGGCTGTACCAGCTGCAGCTCGACCAAACCAAGGCGAGCACCAGCTCGGCGAACCAGGCGCTGAAGGACTTCCTGGCGGGCATGAAGGTGGGGTCATCCTCGCCGTATTCCCTGCGCGACCAGGAAGCCGCGGCCAAGGTGGCCCTGCAACCGTTCCTGGACCAGATCGCGTCGGGCAAGTCGATCGACCAGGCCAAGTACCAGTCGGCCGCGTCCGCGTATCTCGACGTCGAGCGGCAGCTCTACGGATCGACGAAGTCCTATTTCGACGCGATGGATGCGGTGCAGGCCGCGACCAACAAGGCGATCAGCGCGATCGACAACGCGGCCCCGATCGGCGGCTCGGTCGAGAGCCCGTTCGTGAAGGCGACGGCGGACAGCACGGCGGCGACCGCCAACGGCGTCCAGGTGAGCAACGAGCTGCTCGCCCAGGTGTCGGAGCAGCTGTTCGCGCTGCACGGCGTAATTGGGGCGATGAGCGGCAGTTCGGCCGCTTCGAACGACTTCATCGGCGCAGGCCGCTTGTTCGCGGCGGCGGTCGCCTGATGCCTGCGCTGCCCGCCGATATCGCCGCGGCCACGCGCGACGTCGTCGTCGCGAGTTGGGCCGACCCCGCGATCGCCGCCCGGTACGTCGCGGCGCGCGACGGATCGGTCACCACTGCAGATGGCTATTTCGATAGCCGAGCGGATGCCGAGACGGTGATCGTCGCCCGCGGCGCATTGATCGGAATCGAACGGCGTCGTTTCGCCGTGACGGTTCATGAGCTGCTCTGGCTTGATCCGGCCGACGGCATGCCGACGGTACGTCTGATCGACCCGGAGCAGGGCGTCGACGGCTTGTTCCTGATCGCTCGCCTCGAGCTCGATCTCGATGCCGAGACCACTTCCCTCGAGCTGTTCGGGTGACCTGATGGCACGCGCGATCATCATCCCGTCACACCCTATGCAGGCCGCGTACGCGAGCAGCACTGGCCTGGGCCAGATCGAGTACATCACCAACGACTATGCCGGGGTCGTCTGGGCTTCGGCTCCCGGCGACCACGTGCAAATTCTGGTAGACCTTGGACGTGATCGGCCGGTGGACACGGTCATGTTGTTCGGGCTCTGGGGCAACATTCCTGCCAGCACCCAGGCCTTCATTGCACTCGCGACGTCCGCGCAGGGGCTGTTCACCGCCGATTACTACAACGCGCCGGACAGTCCTGCGCCATTTGCCGGCGCCCAGCCGATCGCGGAAGGGAATGGCGTCATGTTCTGGCGCTCGGCCGACCCCGCCCGACCGAGCCTGAGCCGCTACGTTTCGATCCTGTTCACCAACATGGGTGCCAGTGGCTTCGTCCGCATCGGCCGCCTCGTCGCAGGCCAAGCCATCGAGCTCGAGCGCAATTTCAGCTTCGGCGCCACTTTCGGCGTCCGCGACCTGGGCAACCTCGACTTCAATCGTCGCGGCGTTCTTCAGCGTACCCTGGGCAAGAAGCTTCGCACCGTTGGGCTCACCTTCTCGAACGTGCGTAAGGACGAGGTCGAAGCGGTGACCAAGCCGCTGCTCGAGCGCGTCGGCAATACGGAGCTGGTGGCGCTGGTCACCGACACGGCGCCGCACACTCAGCGGCAGAACCGCTGCTACTGCGGCTCGCTCGTGGGCGATCTGGCGCAAACTTGGCGGAAGGCCGACCTGTTCGAGGCCAAGGTCAACCTGGTGAGCGTATTCTGATGCTCGGCGTCGTGATCCAGATCGACGGGTATGATCCGGTCGCGGGGACATCCGTCACGGTGCGCGCGGGAAGTCACGACGATCAAGCGGTCTGCCACCTCGATGACCAGACGTGGTGGCCTGCGTTGCGCAAGCTCCCCACCCTGCGGTACGACCTGTTCGACGGAGCGTTCGGCAGTCAGATCGCGGCGCCATCGTCCTCGATCACGCTCTCGGTTGAGCCCTGGCCCGATTTCGGGCGCTACGCCCTGTCCGATGCCCGCATACGGCTCTGGACCGGCGTAGCGGGAGAGCCGTGGAGCGCCTGGACGTTGCGCTTCGATGGGCGCGTATCGGAGCAGCCGGAAACTGAAGACGGGCAGGCTCAGATCAGCTTCGCCGTCGATGACCGCTGGCTCGACGGCGCGCTGCTCACCCCATACGCCGGAACGACCGGCGCCGAAGGTACGGCAGATCTGAAGGGCCTACCCAAGCCGCTCGCTCTGGGCGCGCCGCGGTATGTGGCCGGGACGCTGGTCGACCCGATCACCGGCATCTTCCAGATTTCGGCCGGGCCGGTGCAGGCGATCGAGGCTGCGCTCGAACGGCTGGCGCGCTTCGGTGCCCCGGTCGCCGACTATCCCAGCTACGCGGCGCTTGATGCGGCCGTGGTGCCCGCGGGCCGGTGGGCAACTGCGAACGCAGCAGGGTTTGCGCGGCTTGGCGCGCCCCCAACCGGACAGGTCTGTTTCCTCGTTTCGGGCGACGTCAGCGGGCCAGACGGCTGGGCACGCAAGCCTGGGCAGCTCATCCGCAGGCTGGCACTAAT